GCGTCTACCTGCCACCCGCATTTGCAACGAACTCAATCATTACATTTGCTTTTTGCAGAACGTTCTGAAGGAAGAGGTTTTACCCTCTCCCTAAAGGGGCACTTTTAACGAGGTGCCATCTCGACATCAAGGACCGACTCGTCGGTCACTGATGGAGGAACGTAGATAACATCAGGTAAAGTACCTGTATCATTGTCCGTTTTGCCACCAGTGTTTTCAACTAACTGTAGGTTTGAGTAGTGAGAAGTTAAAGTCTCACCGTCTCCTAAGTAGGAGTCGAACATACTCATAGAATACAAGTAGTCCGGCTGTGCCATTAGATACGTCCACGGATCATACCGAGGATGTAACGAAGGCGCCTGAAACATTGCGGCCGCATATTTCCCCCATTTGGGAAGATGTTCGCGAACGAAATCTTCACCATGGGATCGTACATACGCTTGAACTCCAGCAAGACTCGGTGCACCCGGATGGGTAACCAAGTCTGGATAATCGGCCTTATGGTCGGGATCCAAGATGGAGAATAAAGCCGTACTTTTCTCGGAGAATGCGCGGGTCAGCACAAATTTTACTCCGGTAGTCATCACGACTCTCCGCATGTAATCTAGTTTACTCTCAATTTTGAGAACATTGATCAATACTTTCAGAGGAGAATCAAGTCTTAACCCCAAGGGGCTAACACCTTTTTCTTTTTCTGTTTTTCTTGAGATTATCTGTGTAATTTCTTTGTATCGGTCTATCTCCTCTGCTAATTTGTGTAACTCCTCCAAGGAGAGAGTTTCCAATTTAATAGTCTTGATAGATGTCAATGCAGCCCATTTCCGTACTAAACTAGTATAGATTTGGAAGAAAAGGTGACAGTAAAGGGGGTGTATTAACACTCCCAATGGTGATAACCGCTGGAAAACTTTTGGTTTTAGCGTAAACGCTCCCTCTTTTACGAGGGCCTGCTCAATAGTCGAAATCTCTTGAGTGGGGAAACTGATCATTTCCAGAACCATTTTTCTTGCTAAATTTGCAGCGTCTATAGATGGACGCAGAGAATCAACTCTGTGCCCCTCATAATGTATGGATTTTGATCCGTACGTTGTGATTATGATAGTTCTAATTAACGCTTTTTTAAGAGCATAATTTTGAACTTCAAAATCTAGAAACTCAGCATCTTTGTGGGAAATAGGCACCTGATCGGGGCCTACGGTTCCTTCTGCGACAGCGCGCACAAAGGCTCTAACAATGGATCCATAACTGTTTTCAAACAGCGCTGGAACCAAAGTCAGCTTTCCGTCGCGGTAATCAATAACTTTATGGGTTAACTCTGATAATTTGAAGATCCCAGCGTTGGCGTACATCGACGCTAACCCTAGGAAAAACAAATTAGGGAGTCCCATTTTGTAAATTGATTCGCGGGAGAAACGTGTAATATATCGGATAATTTTATCCTTAACTATTCCTTTCCGTAGAAGGGAGTAGCATATAGCTACACGACCCATCACAGTTGGTTGAGCCATAAACATGGCCCAACTAATTGCCGCCACATGTCGACCAAAGTGCCCGGTAACTTTTGCGAATTCAAAAGTAGCGTTTGTCGCTACCACTGATTTTGCTAGGTTAATCGGAACACCGAGTTCGGCCATGAGGATTAGGTACTGATCGGCAACTTGTTTCTCGAAGATAACAATATCATCTCCAAGAACCTCGTAGCCTTCATACCAACCACGGGCCCAGAATCCCAAAGGATCCAGGCTACCGTGTAATCGAGCACGATGTGCTGCAAGTTGAGCAATAAGGTGATGCGTAATCGCCAACATTGCCCAAGAGCTTAAAGCTCCCATAGGTTGTCCTACAGCGTATTTGTAGTTCCCAATAAAGTCTTGATAGACTTTTTTAGGAGTTTGTAAGGAGTAATCTCTTGAAACCAAGAGATCGCCCCAAACCTTACCAATACCTGGAAAGATTTGATTTAGGATCGCTTTTTGTAATGATAGGGGTAATCGATCAGTTGCGGCCGACAGGTCGTAACCGAAAGAACATCCCGCACGTGTTGATTTCTCCATGCATCTGGACACAGAGGCATGTTGGTCAAACGTGGCATCATTATTTAAAGATCGTAAGAAACCAAAAAGCATTTCATGCAAAGGCTTCAAAGCGACTTGATCCCAAAACGTAACCATGGCAAAGACCCTTACCTTTCCGGCTGCCTCCTCTTTCAAGGCGAGGCGCCCTGCCGGTAAGTATTCACTCATTTTCCCGATTCGATCGAGAAACGGAGCGCATACGTCAAGATTACTATCTATATGCGTGAGCAGTTTTAGATAATGAACTTGTCCCGTTAGAGCAAGAAATTTAAGGAGCGTATTAAGGAGGTTGTTCCTTCTCAATACCAGAACATCAGTTAGCATTCCCGTCCAAGAAGTTTTCTCGGTCGAGGATGCGGCTTCGATGAAGGGAAGATGTGGTAAACCACTTCTCCCTACTTTGTATGGGGTCTCGGTCGACAGAAACGCAGCCGTATTGAATCTGGACACAGGAACTAAAAGTTTTACTTCCTGAGCCACTCGATACACTTGCGATTCTAACACTGTTAATCCACCATAGATTGTCTCCAACTTTAATTTACCGGGAATCGAGATCACTCGATAAACGGAAAACAAGGTTAGATACCATCGAATGATGGAGGGAGAGTGATTGATTAACATCAGTCTACGATCCCGGAGAGGTATCCATTTCGGAAGCCCTCCTGATACAGTTCTGACCATGCGCATGTCCGGCTCCAGTTCAATCAAAGATTTAACTGGGGTACCGGCAATGGATTTTTGTAACGCGAGTTGCGAAACTTTCAAATATTTCACAACCCAAACAGATCCTTTGTGCCGTCGATGATTATCGATGTGCACTAGAAAACTGTAAAGTTGTCGAATCCTTGAGAGGTATTTCCCTTTATCGGTAAATACGGCTCCGAACATTCGGAAACCGACATTACGGAAAAGGTCAGACAAAGTTGGACGAGGTCTGGAGGTTTTACCCTCTTTATTTCGCTCAAATTTTGTCAGAGATACTAAAGCACCTCGTTTTGTGATAACCTCAAAGAAGTTACCAAGTTTTCCTGTGAAAGAGATTTTCAAGGCTCGAAGAGTCTTAGATAATCTTGACGCAGGTTTTAATTGTTTTACAGGACGCATAGGGCGCGGTTTCGCAGTTCTAGCGGTAGCAGATGTAGAATAACCTCTACGTCCGTTTCCGTTCGATGGCAGTGATCCCGAAGGACCAGCACCATTTGTCTGGTTACCGGCATCTATCCAACGATAGAATTTACGTAATAGCGCTCTGATGACCCAAACTTTTCTATATATGAAAAGAAGGACTCTGAATACTATGATTAGTATAAAAATCAGTTTCCAATAAAAGTCGTCGAATTCAACAACTCTTATTAGGATCCAACCGAGATTATATTCTTTAATCAAGGCTAAGAATCCTACAAAGATAAGTAGAATTAATGTTGCCATGGCTTCAATTAGTTGTAAGGGTGGGGTAATAAGTATGTACCCATATACGGTTTCAAGGATTTCGTCCCATCGCATCTCAGATGGGGTTACTTTCTTCACCGTACTTAGGTGTACGTTTCCGATGAGCTACTAAGAGATGAGGTGTGTGAGTCTCATACATCTTTTCACTTATAACTACCGGAGATACATTTATCCCGGCTGTCGAGGACCAACGAAGTTTTTTCGTATGCCTTCTGCAGCTTACTAGTGTCTCAGCGTTCAAAGCGGGCAACTGTTTTGCTCTTCCATAATGAGTAAAGACTCAAAATGGTTTAGAGTAGACCGACATACCTCACGGTATGGAGCCCAATTGATGGCGATGAGGCCAATTCCTAGAGTCAATGCATCAATTGCATAGTACTCAAGATTGGTAAACTCTTCCAGCGACCTTTCGGCCGTTGCAAAACAATACTTGGTTGGTTTTCTTACTTTCTTCCTTAAGTTATAGCGTTCACTAGCACCCTTTGGGGGCCTGTGTACCCGGAAGGTTTCACCTTCCCTACACTCGTCAACCGAGAGGCAGTGACCCAGTTACTTATCTGTCACCAGATATAGAAACAACTGTCAGGAATAGAATAAAAATTCCAAACACAAACGGAACATAGTTCCCAAAAATCCAGATCCCCCTGCGCAGGGACCCTCAAGTTCACTCTCGCAAGTCTATTAAGTTAGGTTATAAACCCGGGCGGTTTAGACCCCTTAATAGGCGCGGGAGCTCTTAAGGTACGCAGAGGGTTGGACTATTAGTAGTTCAGCCCCGAGTGTGACTTTTGGGCTCACGAGCGATGTACCTTCCTCTTCATCCTACCAAGGTAGGAGAGTAAGTACAATGCCCTCAAGCATCCCGGTTAGCGAAGTCATAGAGACTTCACTAGCTACCGGTAAATGCCGCGGCATAATCGCAAAGCGATAATGACTAGGAATTAACTCCTTGTCCGGGAGTACCCAGCAATGGGCCCCGGCAGGTTTCCTAGAGAACCTTGGCTTTCGAGTCATCGTTCTTACCACAGAAATGTGGAATAAACGGTTTGTCGACGGGCTTATAACCCGTTGGAGTTTTACCGTGTCAAGAGAAGTCGACTCTATGTTGACC